CTTAATGTCATAAACCTTGAAAAGTCCAACAATAAACGCAGAAAGATCATTGTTTGTCATGTTCTCAGGCATCCGCTCAATGGCTTTATTAAACGCCTTTTTCTTCTTTTCACTTGGTTGATAAAAACCCATCACTTAATCTCCAATCTATTAATCCAGTTTTGCAGAGTCTGGTAATTTTTCAAGCCTAACAACTTTGCAGCACTGCTTACGTTCTTTGATCTTGATAATGCCCTCTCAACATAATCCCTCTTAATGTTATCAACAGCAGTAAAAACATCAAAGTCTTCAGGATTAACGGACACTTGTTCGGGTAATGATGGCGGATTTGACCGCCGCCAATCTTCGTTTACTTCTATGTTATGCCGAACCTCATCAATAAAGCTCAACAAATCAGTCTCAGTAACAATGCCGTTCAAACGATCAACAACATAGTGCATGCACATTGTATCATCAACGCTACTCATCTGCTAACTCCTTTAAATTATATCGCGCAATAATCTGACTAACCGCCTGATGAGAATTGCCAACAACTTGCGCAATGGCTTTGACCTTCATACCCTCCTTCAGGCAGACCAATATCCTCTCAGCCTTCTCAGACAGCTTGGGAACACCATCAACGCTCTTGCTTGGCCTACCACCGCTGTAGCCACCATCCCTGCCCTTTAATCCCGCAATAGAATGTCTGCTGCCATTATTAGACAGCATCTTTTCATTCTCAATCTTCGCCATTGCCTTCCATCTATCCAATGGCGTTAATTTCTCTTCGCTCCCTTGTTCAAGCATCACTATCTCCCTACCAATCTTTTCCAAAAACTTTGCGAAACACTTCATCAAGAAGCTCTTCCATCTCCCTGTCACTCATTTTTTCCCTCCTCTGGAAACATCACATCCATCAACGCCTCACCCTTATGGGTCAAACGCACTTCCCTTTGCCTCCTGTCATGAGGCATCACTCTAACTGTCACAAGATTAGCACCTTTGAACTTACCCCTTGGGTTATCGCCCAAAGAATGAACAAGCCTATTTAATAACGATTTTTCTACACCCATTCTTTGCTGCAAATCACGCAAAGGAATAGGTTGAAGCTTGCAAATGTAAGCAAAAGCATAAATGTGATTGTGGGAAAACCAGTCTGCATTTACAGCTTCTGAAAACAAATCAATTTGCTTGATTAATTTTTCCGCAGGATTAAGAACTCTAGTTTGTTCTCTTAAATAACCATCTCTTCTGTCCATACTTTTTTCATCTGGATGAAATCTAACATTCGTTTCAGGCCAATGCGCCACAAGAAAACTATCAACTTCCTTTTGTGATTTTATGCCAAAATTTATAATCATCCAAGTCGGGTGATCCACATAAAGATCCCTATGATCCCTGATGTTGAAATCAAATTCTTCTACACGATCACGCCAATGACAAAGTGAGTTGACACCGCCTACCTCGAACTCATTACATATCGCATTAACCGCTCTCTTTGAAAGCGCCTTCTTCCAATCAACCATTTTCTCTCCCCTTTCGGTAAATTTTCTGCAAACTATTCAACAGACGGTCACAACGAATTAACTTACTTAGATTCTCATCAAAGCTGCCGTCTTCGGGAACAAAATTCGGGTCATAATCTTTTTTGGTTTTCTTTTTAAGAGCCTTTAAACCAGACAAAATAAGCCCCATTTCGAGATAACTTAACTCTAAAGAAATGCTGTTCACATCACCAAAAAAATAACCGTAAGCAACATTAAAGTAATCCGCAAAAGCCTGAACCGCACTTGCAGGGGGGCTTTTGACCTCCCCCCTTTCATACTTTGACAACAAAGACTGTGGAACTTCGCAAGCCTTAGACAACTCCAATTGACTAACGCCTCGCTGTTCACGAATGTAACGCAATTTTCTTCCGTTAAATTTATCCATCCTCCTGCTCCACTTCACCAGAACCCGAACAATTCTCACAGTCGTCCATCACTGTATCAATGTAACCAACATCACGACCAAAGCCGTGTGGTCGGGGCAAGTCATACTCGACCTGCCCTTCACCATCACAATCGGGACATTTACACATTTTCGATAAACGCAAAGCCACTGCCATTGCCCTCCTCATCTCTGGACAACACAAAATTAAAAGTTTGATTTCCCTTACGCATCGTGAATGTAGGCCACGAATCGTACTTGTCGTAGTCACAAGGAACCATCTTGAAGTCGATGATTTTTGCGCCCTTTAACTGACCAAACATCTCCATGTAAAACTTGATATTGTCCATCTCACCAACTCGCCTGATAAGTTACGCTGTTCCATGAATTGCTTTCAATCCAAGCCGCAGCCTTGTCAAAAACTCGCGCATGATCCTCGGCCTCAACCATGTAATCATCCCAGAACTCAGGGGAGCCAAAGAAAAAGCCGTGGCAATCCTCATTGTCGGGCAAGCCGCTTTTGCGCAAAGCATCAGCAGTCCGACGACAATCATCGGCACTCAATTCAATTGGCTGACACTCATCAACACCATCGGCAAACACCTTTACAATGTACTGATGCAAAGGCGCGAACTTGCGCCAGTAACCAAGATCAAGGTTGTAAGACGTAACCTCGAACCCATCAATGACAGGACGCTTAATCTCCAACGCAATGCCGTTTTCATCGCGCTGTGAATGGTCATATTGGCTGATAAACTTATCGCCGCGTAAATACATATCTAAGCCCATGATAAAAATCTCCTCTGTTTGCTAGACATATCCCATAATATCCCAAGTTTTTATCAATGTCAATAAAAAAATTTATACAAAACAAAAAAACCCCCGATCATGGAGTAATCGGGGGCAAGTCTAGTTTTGAGGCAGATAGGGAACAGTTATGTCCTTCTCCGTAAATTATTTATAGCATGGGACAACATGGGATGCAATAGAAAAAATCAAAAAATACTAAAGTTACGCGCCAACTTAACAAGCCGACAAATTGTTCGGCTTATCCACGGGGTATAAAAAAAACCCCGCGAAAATCGCAGGGGTCATTAACATATTCGGGTTATGTCAGAATCTACCACCATATGCGGTATGGACCAACTACCCAAACAATTACCAAAACAACCGTGATAGCCGCAATAATCCAGTCCTCCAAATCTCCCCAGTCCATCACAATTTCTCCTTTTCCATGTGATTGATCAAGTCTTCAACAAGATCATGTAAACCCGCAAGACTTTTAACCGCCTCGCCTAACCAATAAGGGCTTGCAAACTGCTCTTCCTGACACCGAAAAAGATTGTCAATAATTTCAACCTTGTTGTCGTTGAAACCTTCCAACCGCTTCTTGAATTTTTCAACACTCATGCCGCTTCCTCCGCATCACGCAACGCAGAACGCAAAAAGTAATCATCAAGGCCAAAGGTATCATAACCGTCCTTGATCATCTGGTAATAATGCGCACTAGGTCTGCCAATGCCGCTCTTGTTGCCGTTCATGTCATAGATCAACCACTCGCCGTTGATAAACCGACGATCATATAAAGTCGGATAGCCCTCAAGACGATCCAATGCGCGTAAACAATCGTGCGTAATCTTCCACGCAACAACTGGCAACATGCAATCATTGTCAGCGCGAAAGTCAGCAACCCCGCGAAAAATTAACCGATAGTTCGGTAAGTAAAAACCGCCCATAGGCTTTGCCTTCGGGCATCTCTGCCGCATAGCAGCGCGGTTCATGTTCATTCCATATGCTAGATAATACATAACTTCTCCTTCTCATTAGATAAATAAACTTATCCCATAATGTCCCAGATGTCAAGCAGTAAAAAAAGGGGAGATAAAATCTCCCCTCCCTTAGTGTGCAACTTTTCTTTTATTCCGTGCGCCAAACTCTAATCTCATCATCACCTACCATTTGGGTTCTGTACTTAATAGAAATTTTACGCGCGATTTGAGGAATTTGGCATCTGTGCTTTTGTTGAATAATAAAACTATCACCAACCTCCATACTCTCCAGAGCCAAACGCAATTGGCCTTTTTTGCGGCCTCTACGCTCATCAGTCGGGAGCGGAATACCCTTTTCAATATTAAACATTATGCGGCATCCTTCTCTGCTAAATGTTCGCGGATATCATCAGCGATTAAATCAAGCGCATCGCTGATCAACTCATTTGTAAATGATGCAAGCAAGTCAGCTTCCATCGGATTAGGTAGTGAATTAAAATGCTCAACAATAACCTTCTGAGCATAACCAGACGAACAATCAGCCTCATGCGCAGTATACCGAACAAATTGACTAATTACCCAAGGTGTAATCTTGCGCTCAAGATTAATGCCCACGCCGTGAGCCTTCAAAGCATCGCGCAAATACTGGACATTGCGGCGGTAGTCGTTTTCACCAAAATAAGAACCATCCAACCAACAGCGAAAAAAGCGCCGCGTTGCGTGGTTATCATCAAACAAATCACCCCGAAGATCGCGGAGAATGTTGTTTCTCTTGTCTGCTTGTGCCATGTTATGGCCTCCTTTCAATACTAGACGTTCCCATATTTAATGCATCAATTCCCATACGTCAAGCATAAAGTATAAAAAAATTTACAAAAAACACCCCCATTGATTTTAAAGGGTTTTTTACGTCAAAAAAATCAACGTCAAAACTTGACGTAGTTGACGTTGACGTAACTTATTCAATGAAATCAATGACTTAGGTGGTTTACGTCAACAGCGTCAAAAACCCATTTTGACGTAAATAAGTCAATAAAATCAATGGGTTATTTTACGTCAACTACGTCACCCCCCTATAAGGGGGGGTATATAAAGACCCCCCACTTGTCGTTATTGTCAAAGCCGCGTTGACGCTTTGGTATTGGGACAAATTGGGAATCTCTGGACTTGCAACGGAGGAGCAGCCGCGCTATTCTAACATCACGATAAATTATTCGGGTTGAGCCAGCAGATGCCAAAAGTCGGGGAACAAAGAACCAAAGGGGAAAAGCGCCTAACTCCCCCCCAGCAGAAATTTCTGGATAACTATATCCACAAAGACATGACACAAACAGCAGCAGCACGAGCAGCAGGATATAAAAACCCGAACGTTTCAGCAGTGCAGCTTCTCAATCATCCACGAGTCAAAGAACGCATGGAAGAAATGCGGCAAGAACTCGAAAGCAAATACGGAGTGTCCGTAACCAAATCTGTTCGGGATATGCAGCGACTGCGGGACGAGGCTTGGCAGGCAGGAAACTTCGGAGCAGCCATCAAAGCCGAGGAACTTCGCTTGAAAGTAACGGGGCTTATGGTCGCCCGTAGCCATGTAACACATGAACACGTTGATAATCTCAGCAGAGAGCAGATCGTCGAACAACTGCAAGAATTCATGGATCGTGCTAAAAATCGCATGATTGACGTAACTCCAGCAGAAAATCCCGTAAAACCCGAACAAATTCCTATAACTGACTGTAGCGAAGAACCAGCGGAGTAGCTGGATAACACCGTGCGGGGTGGCTGGCGGGGCCGCAGCGCCCCAGATCGGGGCCATCAGGTGGGGTTGTGTCAGTAATCGGGGGGGTCGGGAAGCCGAAAACTTGTTCGGGTTCTCCTGTAGCCCTCCCAGCGCCTGTACGGGATTATCACCATTTTTGCACGGAATCGGGTCGGGATTCAACTTGCTGGGGACATAACCCGATAAATTGTTCGGGCGTCCATGTTCCCCCCAGATAGATTCAGGCCCAGCATCTAATCTGGGGAATAAGCCGATAAATTGTTCGGGTTAAAATACCAGCAGGACCGGCAGCTACCGGGGCCAGCAGCGAATCTGGGTAATAACCCGATGAATTGTTCGGGTTCGGGGCCGAGTGAAGGCTGGGAGTTACCGGGGCTGCTGGTGTTACCGGGTGAATCGCTGGTAAAAAGCGCTGCCGGGGTACTTACTGGGAACAATTGTTCGGGTTCGGGCTGCTGGGTAGCTGGGAACCGGGGCCGCAGCAGGAACTCC